TGTACTTGACGTGCTTCACCAGGTGAGGAGTAAGATCAATACTGAAATTACAATTCATCTTGAAATCGTTGTTGGCAAAGTACTGATTGCCAATCGCGTTACCGCTGCCGATGTTGTTGTTGAATCCCAGCTTGAAGAGCTTAGTCTTCACAACAGTGTACTTGTCCGTATTCACCGGACTCCACATATCAACAAGATCGTTGTGGAGAGCGGTTGAGGTACTTCCGAACTGGAAGAAATCCGCGGAAATGGAAGGAATGGTGTTCGGGGCCGCGAGTTTGTCGTAGAACAAAAACATCTTGACCTGAAGAGGCACAGCCAACACGTTCGTAGTCGCGTTGTATGCCTGTGGAACCAGAGTTCCCTTGAACATCACCTTCTTGATCTTGATCTTGTTACCAATACGAGCGCCCTCTCCAGTACCCTGGTTAGTAGCGAGATTGGTTGCACAAGGACTCACCTGAAAGATATTGTTGGTGTTGAAAGTAGCCGCATTGGACGCAACCAACGCCAAGCCAAGATTGTACGACTGAACACTCTTGTCCTCAATGTTTCTAGCGATCTCTCGCTGAACCATCTTCTTAATACCACTCTTCCGGACAGCCCCTCTCTTGAAGGTACGTCTCTTGGAGGTGGTCTTCTTGCGAAAAGATTTTCTGCGTGAAAATGCCATTGTAATTAATTATGAAAATATTTACAAACATGCTAGTCTCGCCGGCCTCTCGCCGGCTTCAATGGGTGTCCTCCCCGCAAGCGGGGCCCCGGCCACCCCCCCGCCTTACGGCGGGCCCCCCCCCAACCCAATAAGAATAGTCGGGGACCCGGGATGAATGCCGTCTCGCTCGGCCGCTCGCCGGAATGACGCGAGGACTACCACCCATTAGCCTCCATGAACGTCTGACGTTCCATACCAGCATCGAAATGGGTTAACTTAAATCTACGCTTGATCGCATCGAGAGTTTCGGGATCATCCCAAATCTGCTCAGGGCGATACTGAGAGGTGATAATGATCTTGAGTGGGGGGATCATAATCTGACCACCCTTGCTCTCAGCAGTGAAAGCGTACCGGTCAGACCATCTCTTGATATAACCCCCCATCTTGATTTGAAACTTATCAAAATCATCGATAATAGCCACCTCTTCTCCGGCATAGCCATGCCACCACTTAGTCTCAGGATCCTTAATATAAGCACCGGGATTCTCTTCACGGGCCTTCCTGGACTTTCCAGTCCCAGACTTGCCATAATACCACTCGTGACGCATTTCTCCGGTGAAAGTTTCAAGGCTACGCTTAGAAGCCTTGATTCTCTCCGCAGCGTATTCTATCTGCTTAAGACTACGACAAAGAATATCAGGACGAATATCCTCCAATCGATTCTCTTGGACAGCCAGCAGCGCTTCCGCCCAAGCAACCTGTTCCATCTTTCCTTTGCACGTAGGATCAATCGGAAGGGTACCAACTTCTTCGAAATTACCCTCCTTGATACAATAGGCTCTGTTCTGACTGGGGAGACCCTTGCAAATCTCCCAATGAGCTGACGCATCCAGTTTCTTAAGCGTGTTAAGGGTTCTAGGATCCTTAAACGAAACATAGCCCTGCAAGTGGGGAGTGCCAGAAGCACCAACCTCCTTGCCAATAACAATATATTTGCACTCCGTCCGAAGAAGAGATTGATACACATCTTCGGAATAATTGTTCAACGTAAAGCAAAAATTTCTACTGCGGGCGGCCATTTGCTTTAATAAATTATGAAAACAACACACAACACAACACAAAAGGTCAGGGGTAATACTATTCCCTGACCTTTCGGAACCTTCTAGAAGGTTCTGAGTACGTACTCTAAGCATCCTCATACTTCATGTCCAGCATATACTGGACGCCAGCGGGAATCTGGGAAGATCCATATCCACCGCCATCCGCACGGGAACAAACGAACGCGCAGAACAAGCTTCTAGTAGAAGGATCGCTGCTGTTGTCATTGTACTTGACGTGCTTCACCAGGTGAGGAGTAAGATCAATACTGAAATTACAATTCATCTTGAAATCGTTGTTGGCAAAGTACTGATTGCCAATCGCGTTACCGCTGCCGATGTTGTTGTT